TTGAAGGTGAATATATTTTCTTTAATAACACAACGGGTTCACAAACTTTAACCATCGCTGCTACAGGCCATACAGCAAACGGTATTGAGATAGCACAAGGTGCATACTCACATGTTTATAATGACGGTTCAGCTAATTTTAAAATGTATAATGCAGTTGACAAATTAGGTGCAACAACTTTTAAAGGGGATGTAACAGGCGGGGGCGGCAACATTATTTTAAGAACCAATGGTGCAGTTACTGCAACCACATTTATAGGTAGTGGTGCAAATCTTACTGGTGTTGAACCTTTTCCTTCAGGGACTAAACAAGTTTTCTTTCAGGCTTCCGCACCAACAGGTTGGACTCAAGACACAGCTTCAGGTTTAGCTAACGCAGCTATGCGTGTTGTGGTTGGAAGTGGTGGAGGCACAGGTGGTAGTGATACTTTCCAAACAACATTTGCCTCTTCAAGATCAACAGAGACAAAAGATTTACCAGTCGCAGGTTCAGTATCTCTCTCTGGTACTGTTGGTGGTAAAACATTATCTACACCTGAGATACCAGCTCATAATCACCCATTTACTGTTTTCAATCAATCAAATGAAAACATCCAAGGAGAGGGTGCTACAGGAGGCAACTACTCAGGTACTAAACCTAGTGCAGTTAACCAAATGGGAAATACAGGCGGTGGCGGTAGTCATACTCACCCATTTAGTGGCACAGGATCTTTATCAAGTGCATCAGCACCAAGTGCTTCATTTTCTATGCCAAATATGGATTTAAAATTCGCTAACGTAATTATCGCAGCTAAAGATTAATGCCCATATTCGACCCTGATGGTCAGTGTCCACTTCTTAAAAAGAAGTGCATTAAACATAGATGTATCTGGTATAACATGCTTCAAGGTAAGAATCCTATGACAGGAGCAGATGTGCATGAATGGGGATGTTCCATAGCATGGATCCCTTTACTTTTAGTTGAAAATTCAAGGTCAATTACAGGCGTGCAGGCGGCTACAGAATCATTTAGAAATGAAATGGTTGATTCCAATAAAGCGATGCAAGGTCTTTTATCTAAAACTGAAACAGCTTCAGATTTAATGCGAAATACCACCACTATATTCAATTTATTAAGTAAACAACAAAGGGCAGTAAGTGAGGGGGATAAAAGTCTTGAAGACAAAACTATTAGACAATTAAGCAATAATAATATAAAAATTAAAAAGAAGCCTAAAAAGGTGATAACTAAAAAGGTGAAAAAAAATGGCAACAACAATAAATAACACCACAGTCAATACAAGAATGACTATAATTTTTGATGCAGGAGTTAATCCAAACTCTACAAATGATGGTCCCGCTAGTGGCACAGGTAATACTGAGTCTGATGTCTATTTGGATAATTCAGTATTTTATAATGTAAGATCTCACACAGAAATATCTTCAGATGTTCATGCCTTACAATGGGATGCAAACACCAATACCGGGCATATTGAGTATACTGACAATAGAGATAATGAGTCAATTTCTTCCGTTCCACAATGGGCTACTAATGTTGTTATAAGAGCAGAAGCTCAAAATATTTGGAATACAAGTTATAGTTCAAATTATAATGCTCACTCTGATGCATTCGCAGAGGATGACTCTGTTGCGGTTACTACAGCTACTACAGCAGCAAATACTGCTCGTGATAATTATCTCACAGGTCATAGCATTACCTTTTAAGTGAGAAATTACATTTTAGAGGCAAGAAAGTTCATCAAGCCTAGAATTTGCGAAAAAATAATAGCTTACTTTGGTGATGATTTTCAAGATGCTAAAACAACTGGTCATGGTAATGATAAAACAATTAGAAATTGTTTAATAGCCCACCTTCATTCATCTAACAATCCCTCCTTTGGTAAAAAAATTATATCTAATTATTTATACTCAAAAATATTTCAAATAGCAGATATGTATAGTAAGCAACATGACACCTATACTTGTTCAAAAGTGACTCAATTAGATTTATTAAAATATGAAAAAAATGAACACAAGGTTGGTTATAATTTTCATCACGATCAAGGTTATAAGTGTGCAGAAAGATCTTTATCTGTATCTATATGTTTAAGTAATGATTACGAAGGGGGAGAGTTCGTATTTAGTTTAGACGGAGAACATGTTCAATATCCACAAAATATTGGAGATGTAATTGCTTTTCCTTCTAATTTTATGTTCCCTCACCAAGTGAATCCCGTAAGTGAAGGTGTCAGGTTTGCGCTTGTAAGTTGGTTAATATAATGCAACCTTTATTTGTAAAAGAATTTTTACCTAAACAAGTATTTAATATCTTAAATAGTTATTCAATAATTAAATATTCTAATTTAAAAAATATTGAACCTTGTTCTCAATCTAATTCTTTAATTACAGAATATGCAGATCCCTTGATGGAAACTTTGATGGACATGAGCACAGGAGTTATAGAACAAAATGTTGGTAAAAAATTATTTCCAACATATTCTTTTTTTAGAATTTATGACAAAGGTTCAGATCTTCCTATACATATCGATAGGCCTTCTTGTGAATATACAGTCGCACTATGTTTAGGTTGTGAACCAGTTGATAAACCCTACAATATTTATGTGGGGGAAAAAGATGAGAGTTCTAGTTACAGATATTATAATCATGAAGGTAAATTATTTAATTTAAAAATTAATCATGCTTTTGAAATGTTGCCCAATAACGCTGTAATATTTCAGGGTATGGAAAATCTTCATTGGAGAGAAGAGTGTCATCACGATCACTTTATAACAGTATTTTTACATTATGTAGATCAAGAGGGTAAATACTCTGAGCACAAGTATGATAAAAGAGACCAATTAGGGTTGAATAAGTAAAAGTGAATTTATTGTTAATAATCGGAGGCATAGGAGATAATTGCACTTTTACCTCTGCGATTTCAAAATTAAATGAGCCTGTATGTGTTATGACAGAGTGGCCAGACATATTTAACAATCATCCTAATGTTGCTGCGATTTATAAGGGCAGTTTATTTAGACCATTAGCAGGTAACAATGAGAGTTTTTATAAATCTTTTAATAAAATCATTGTGTGTGATTCAATAAATAATGAAAAACATTTAAAGACTAATTCTCATCTATGTGAAATAGCACATGATTTTTTAGAAGTTCCCTATGATAAAAATGAAACAGAGTATTATTTTAGTGAAAGAGAAAAAATTAAAGCAGAAAAGTTTATAGCTAAACATAATAATTTAGTTTTATTACAATATTTTAGTACCACACATTACCCTAATCATAAGATTGTCAAAAGCATATACCCTACTCAAGCACAACAAGTAGTTAATTTTTTAAAAAACGATTTTAATTGCTCTGTCTTAGAAGTAAGTGAAAAACCAAATTTATCAGGCACCGTTAATAGTGATTATTCTGCTAATCCTTTGATACCCTATCGAGATATACTGTGTCTCTTACAATATTCTAAGTTTTTCATTAGTATTGATTCTTGTTTAAATCATTTTTCATCTAATAAATTTAACCAAAAAAAAGGAATAGTTTTTTGGGGGTCAACAAATGTGGGTAAGTATGGATATAATCATAATTTTAATTATATTAGTGAATTACCTTATGCTATGTATTTTAATGGGGATAAAATTGAGAAAGCGATATTGGAGCTTATGAAATGATTAAACCAGAAGAATTAAGAGATAAAAACTTTAAAATATTTTTAGGTATGCCTATGTATGGTGGTTTATTAACTGAGCCAACAATGCATGGTTTATTAGAATTACAGAGTTGGTCGGCTCAGGCAGGGGTTAATTTAAGGTTTCAATCAATGGGAAATGAAAGTTTAATAACTAGAGCTAGAAATACTTTAGTTTCTATGATGATGGACCAAACTGACTATGCAGCGACGCACTTACTATTCATAGACGCAGACATAGGATTTCAATGGCAAAACATTGAAAGACTGATATGTGCGGATAAAGATGTGGTCTGTGGTGTTTATCCAAGAAAACATTTACACTTAGAAAAAATAAAAGGCATTTTAGAAGAAGAACCAAATATATCTCCCGATGATTTAGAGGCAAAATGTTTAGGCTATAATGTAAACTTTGATGATCCTAAAAATGTTTCAGGGGAGCAGGGATATTTTAGAGTTAATGAAGCAGCTACAGGAATGATGTTGGTTAAAAGAGAGGTCTTTAGAACAATGTTT